TGCGAGGTGCCACCGAGGAAAGTTGGATAGGTTCCGGAGACCAGAGGCATCAGACGTCCCAAATGTCAGAAACGTCCGACGAACCGGACAGGAAGTTGTGGCCGCGCGCGTAGACGAAGTCGGCGTGTTCAAGCCCGAAAATCTCGAATGCCTCCCGCTCGTGGTCCTCGTTGAAGACGTAGAGCTGGTCACTGCCGAGCTGCTTGGTCTGGAAGATGCGGGCTGCGCGGATTGCGATGTAGCGGCGGGCGGACTCGGGAAGGTCCTCGAAGTCCAGATGCCACACGATGTTGGTGGCGGTCGGTGCCGCGGAGAATTTGTCCTCGCCAGTGCGGGGGTTGATGACGCGGGTTCCTCGGACCACCAGAGGGGTGCCGCCGCGAACCGGGGTCATCTTGAGGATCGACGCGGGCGGCAATACGCGGCCCTCGGCGTCCAGGGTGAACGTGTAGGTGTCCTGCTCGTTGAACCACCAGCCCTTCGTCTGCACCTCACGGCTGACAGCGCGGAGGGTGTCGAAGGCGATGGAAGCGTCTACGTTGCCGAGTGCTTCCAGGTCGCTGATCGGGGTTTCGCCGATTGCGCCGAGCATTTCGTTGACGGCCTCTAGGGTGGTCGTCGGGGTAAGTTCCATTGCCAT